GCACCGCCTCGCGCGTATCGCCGACGATCAAATGCGCGGTGCGGCGCGGACACTCGGAATCGGTTTCGCTCATGACGGTCGCCGGCTTATTGCGGACGTCGTCCTCGCGTTGGCGTCGTATGTCGTTAAGGTCGATAACGTGCGGCATGGAAAACACTCCGCAACTTACCGAATTATTATTTACATGGAAATCGAAGTTTGGCGAGTCAAAATTGCATTGCTCGCATACAAATTATTTGGGTTTGCGTCCGCCGGGTAACGGCTTGGGTTTCTTGCCGCGCGGTTTCGCTAATAGGTCAACGGAGCTTACGTTGAGGGCGTTGGCAATTTTGTCGAGCGTGCGGATGGTTGGGTTTTCCAGGCCGCGCTCTAAGCGGCTGATATAACTTGCATCAAGATTGCAGTCGGCGGCTAACTGTATTTGCGACAGGCCGAGCTTTACGCGGGCGCTTCTGATATTCCAGCCTATTCGCTCGTTCATACCTCCAACGTCAACATTCGGAGGAGTGTTAAACCATGTTATCTAGTCCTGATTGCGGACTATTCCTGAATCAAAATAATTTGACCGCGCGAAAATATTGCAAGACAAATTGCCGCAACCGTGAGACGATATAAATGTTTAATGACATAGGGCCGGGGCGCTAATCACCACTAACTATGCGGGGAGGTTTCCTTGCGGGGTCAGCATTGTATCAGCGTCAGGGACGAGACGCGCGCGGCGGCGGCCGAGCTTATGCCGCAAATTATTGAGCGCATTAAACGGGCTGTAAAAAATAGCGAAATGCTCTCCGACACCGGAGACGAGCTCATTGGTATGGTCAAAAACAATATTTACTTGATCGAGCTATCGTTTATGCAATCCGCCGGCGACGACGGCGGCGTGCGCGAGCTTCAACCGGCGGCCTTGCGCCTGGTCGGCGGCCGATAACCGTCGTTATTGTTATCGTTGCCTTTCTTGACGTCATAGTTCGGCCCGAGCGGCATATGCGGCAACGCTTTGGCGCTCGGCTTTTCGCCGAGCACGGCGCGGATTTCGTCGCCGAGCGTCACGATCTCGCCGTCGTAAATGTAATCGTATGATAGTCCTGGGATTTTCTTTTTGAGGATCATCGCGACCGCGTGCGTGAGCGGATGCCCGGTTTCGACGTTGCACCACCTGGCGATTGATATGCCTAACATTTGCGCGAATTTGCCGGGCTTGGGATACCCGAGCCGCAACCGCAAGTTTTTCATGCGGGCATTGACCGGATGCAATTTGCGTTCGTCATTGCTCATTTGTATTTCACCATGCCGGAGGTAGCGGGTAAGGGCCAACGGCCCTAAACCTAACACCGAGACTCAAAATAAAACAAATAATTTGTACGCCCGAATGCGCGCTTTAACGCCGCAATGCGAAATATGTTTTACATGGATATCGGTGTAACCTCGGCCTATGCCGCGCGACACCGTCCTCACCAAAGCCGGGCAAGTTATTGACAAACTAGGCGGAAACGCCGCGCTCGGGCGCGCGCTCGGGGTCGCGCGCAATAATCCTTGCAATTGGCGCCTCGCCGGCAAGTTTCCCGGTTGGACGCTACCGGAGATAAGCGCGCTCCTCGTGCCGCTCGGCTATTTCGCGGCGCCCGAGCTATTCGCCGGCAAGCCGAAACCGCACAAGAGGAGAAAACGCAAGAGAAAGGTCCGCCAGGCCGACGCAACGACCCGACGACAAACCAGCAAGAACAACGGCGGCGGACATGGGCGAAAAGCAAGGACACGACAATCACGCACTCGGATGGCTCGCCGAACGGATCGAGCGCCTCAAGGCGTTGTGGAACAAGGGACTAACCGCCTCTGAAATCGGCAACGAGCTCGGCGTCTCGCGCAATGCCGTGATCGGCAAGATTCACCGCCTCAAGGGATACGAGCCGGCGCGCAAGCCGGCGGGCAACAAGCACGCCAGGCCGCCGCCGGCACCGAAACCGAAACCCGCGCCACCGCCACCTAAGCAACCCCGCGTCGTTATCAACGTGCCATTCCTCAACCTCACGATCGACGAGCTCAAGCCCGGCGTATGCCGTTACCCGCACGGCGAGGCGGCGCCTTATCGCTTTTGCGGGCAACCGACGAAAGAGGGCTCGCCATATTGCGCCTTGCATTGCCGGATCACGTTGCAACGCTATCAACCGCCGCCGCCAACGATGGAAAGGCGGCCGCACGCATGACCGGGATCGCGGCACATTGCGGGGATTGTTTGGCCGTCTTGCCCGGCCTGGCGCCGGATTCCTTTGACGCTTGCGTGACCGATCCGCCCTATCACCTCGTTAGTATCGTTAAGCGATTTGGCAAAGCCGGAAGCGCGCCGATCAATAACGCCGACGAAAAGAACGGCCGCAACGGCCCCTACCATCGCGCCTCGGCCGGGTTCATGGGCAAGCAATGGGACGGCGGCGACATTGCCGCCCGGCCCGAGACGTGGGCCGAGGTTTACCGCGTGCTCAAGCCCGGCGCGCACCTCGTCGCGTTCGGCGGCACGCGCACCTATCACCGCCTCGCATGCGCGATTGAGGACGCCGGTTTCGAGATCCGCGATTGCATTTTTTGGCTCTACGGCTCGGGCTTTCCGAAATCGCATGACGTAAGCAAGGGTATTGATCGGCGTAAAAATTGGTCCGCGTTGCCATTGTTCCACGCCGCCGTGCTTGCGGCTCGCAAGCGCGTTGGCATCTCACAAAGCGAGGCGGCGCGGCGGTGCGGATTGATCGGGCCGGATGAAAGCCTCGGCGGCGGCGGATTTATGTGGTTTGAATCCAGCTTGCGCGTACCCACTCGCGAGCAATATCAAAGGCTAAAGGCCGCGCTCACTCTTGACGATGCTTGCGATTCGGCTTTTGAGGCGGCGGAACGCGAGGTCGTCGGGCAATACGAGGTCGGGTCGTCACCGGGCGGATTTGGCGATCATCGTTTTACGTTCAACAATCAAAACATCACCGCACCCGCAACCGACGCCGCCCGGCAATGGGAAGGATGGGGCACGGCGTTAAAGCCCGCGTGCGAGCCGATTGTGCTGGCGCGCAAGCCGCTATCCGAGGGCACCGTCGCGGCGAACGTGTTGCGATGGGGCACCGGGGCGATCAACGTCGACGGTTGCCGGGTAGAGTCGGAATCGCGCCCGGTCATGGTCCGCACGAATACCGTTGTCGCGGCTTCTTGCATGTCGGGCGTTAGTACGGGTGCGACGCCGAGCGACGAAACGACAACGCAAGGCCGCTGGCCCGCCAACGTCGCACACGACGGGAGCGCCGAGGTCGTCGCGGGGTTTCCCGAAACGCAATCGGGGAATCTGTTGCCGGGACATAAAAAATCAGCTGGCACCGGCAACTCTTGGACCAACGCCGACGGCCTTATAACCGGCACCTATGGCGGCGACTCCGGTTCGGCCGCGCGTTTTTTCTATACCGCCAAGGCCGACGGCGACGAGCGTATCGGTTCCAAGCACCCGACGGTTAAGCCGCTCGATCTGTTGCAATGGCTTGTGCGCCTGGTTACGCCGAAAGGCGGCACCGTGCTCGACCCGTTTGCCGGCACCGGGATCACCGGCGAGGCGGCATGGCGCGAGGGCGCCGGCGCCGTCCTGGTCGAGCGCGAGGCCGAGTATTACGCCGATATCGAGCGCCGGTTGCGGCTCATGCGCGCCGGTCCCGACGAGCGCGCCCGCGAAATCCTCAAAGCCGCGGGCAAGGCGAAAGGTCACGACGACTTACCATTATTCGCCGAGCGGCAATGGTCGGATATGTGGGCAAAGCCCTTTGATCGGCCCGAGCTCCTCGACGACGAGGCGGCGCCATGAGCTCGGACCAACGCAATTTCTTATTCGTGTTCGATCTCGACGGCGAGGCCGGGCCGGTCCCAGAGCCATTGCCCGTCGCCGATGCCGAGGAGTCAATCGGCGCCGGCCACTCTCGACGGGGATACGCCGGCCAATATCTCACGGTAGCGGATATTATGATTCGAGGGTTTGACGGTTTTATTATGGATGGGCTCGACGCCGACGTCGTCGCCAATATCGCCGGCTTGCGCCAATTCCAAGTTAAATCAACCATGAATATAGGCGAAACATTCGGTCGCGTTCAAACCGGATCGAGGCCGAATTTTCGCCGCAAGTATGGCCGCACGTTGGACTCCTATAAGGGAAAAATCGACGCTTTTGCGTTTGTGCTTTTGCCGCGCCGGCTCGTCTATTATTTCCATATCGACGCGATTGGCTCAAAATCACTTACGCCGCCTGACTCATGTTGGACGGTCCAAGCCTGTAACCACTCCTTTGCCGAATTGCTCCGGCGCTTTCGCGGGGAGCCGGCATAATGGGGACTCTCAAATGGTACAAGCGCGACCACAATGCGGCGCTCGCCGGTATGTTGATCCTCACGCTAGAGGAACGCGGCGCCTATAACACGGTCCTCGATTTGATTTATGCCAACGACGGCGCGATCCCCGATCGGCCGACCTCGGTTTGCAAATGGCTCGGGACCAATGCGCGGCGGTGGAAACGCATCCGCGCCAGGCTTATCACCGCCAGAAAAATCTATGTCCTCGGCGGCAATCTCCGCAACGAGCGCGCCGATCGTGAAATTGCGATCGCCATACGCAAGGCGATCGCGCGCCGGTCGAGGCGGTTCCATGTCGTCAAATAAAACCGGGCAAAGTTTCGCGAAAGTTTGGCGAGTCTTTCGCCGAAACTTTCCAGCTAACCCGTTGATCGGAAACAAAACCGACTCTCCAAATGAGGGGAGAATCCAGAATCTAGACTCTTAAGTAAGCGCAAAGGCCGTGCCAACTCTCAAGAGGACGACCGAGAAAGACAACAAAAGTTAGTGAGGTGCAAACGCAATGCTCGCCTGGTTCCGCAAAAAGCTCTTGCTCGTCGTCATTTGGTTCCGACCGCAACGGGCGCCGGCACCGATCGCCGTACCGGCACCGCCTAACGTCGATCGTGCGGATTTTATCGGGCCGATCCTACCAACGCCGTCGCTCGGCGCCGGTTGGACGTTGCGCCGGGACGATCGGACACCACCGCACCCACAAGCCAACCGCACCTTACGCCGCCGGCTTTCCGCGCTTGAGCGCAAAAGGCGCAAGCTCGACAAATTCGTTACGCCGCAAGGCACGCCGCCAACGCCCAAGCATAGCGAGCGCCAGGCGGCACCGCCGCCGGCCGAGCTGCAACCGCCGGCCATACCCGCGCCGGAAATCCCGAGCGCCGAATTATTGGTTGCCGATACGCATTTCGCCACCGGCGACGAAAAGGTCCTCTACAAAGAAAGCGAATTTTACGGCGAATACAATTTCCGCGACACGATCCTCGACCAACTCGATCGCTATTTTGTCTATCTCAAGCGGATGCAAAAGAGCGCGCCAGGAACCTATGACCTTTACAAAGAGGTCGGCGCGATCGTCTTGCCCTATGTCGCGATTCATCCGCGGATGGCAATGGGTAAGGACGAGCGCGACAAACCCAAGCCGCACACAAAAATGCCGAAGCTTTCGGCCTGGTTCAAAGAACACCGGCCCGGTTTCGGTTGCTTTGTCTATGGCGCTAACCCGCTGGCCGAGCGCCGCGAATTGGAAGAGTCGCAAGACGAGACGCGCAAAAAAAGCGGTAAATGGATCATCGTCCCGAAATTTATGTATTTCAACAAGTTAGACCGACCGCCGCCCGAGGTTGAGCGCATGAGCGGCGGCGATATTTATTCCATGTCGATCCAATGGGATCGCCCGCACGATCCCGAATTTAAGCGCAAGCACGGCGGCCCGACCGAATACGCGGTATTTATCAGTAAAGACGGCGAGACGATCCATATTTTGCGCGTTTGCAAAACGAAATATATTGACGTTTTGGCAAAGAAACATAAAAAGCGCGAGCTCTATTTTCAAATCCCGCAACGATGCTGGCATATTCCCAAAACCTTTAAGGATTGGGCCGACGATTTCCATGAGGACGTCGAGATTCATCTTGCCGATATCTTTGTCGACGCGATGGAACGCTACGAGCAAGCACAATATTCGATGGTGCGGATCGCGGCCAAAAAGGACGACATGGTCGCGGTGTTTAGCGTCAACGTGCGGCGCATGTCGTATTTTTTCCAGGATCGCGATTACGTCCTGACCGAAAACGGCACGCGCAAGCCGGTATTTCATATGGTCCGCGCGCATGAGCGCCACACCGAGCGCGGCACGCATACCGTCAAGTTTCATTTCCGCGGCGAGCGAGAATTTACTTGGGCCGGCTATGACGTCTCGATCACCGTGCCGGGCCGCGATCATTTGATGTTGCCGGAAATCAATATCGGCAGCGTCGACGAATTTTGGATCAAGAAAAAGAAACGCAAAAAATACCTGTATCCGAGCGAGCTCGGCAAACGACTACGGGAAACGATCGAGCAAGGAATAGGCGGCGCCAAACACTAGCGAATGTTTCACGGGAAACGATAATGGCAATGCTGACACCACAACTCGTTGAGCAAGCGCGCGAGCTCCGCGCTAACGGCGTCGGTTGGCATACGGTTAGCAAGCGCACCGGCATTTCCGAATATATTTTGCGCGTCGAGATCGAGCCGCATTTCCAGGAACACCGGCGCGAGCAACACCGCCGGAATGTTGTTACGCGCAAAGAGCTTATTGCAAAACGCGCGACCATGCGCGCGCGTGTGCGCCCGAATACGAAAGGCAATAACGGGCCGCATATCGTCACCGCGTTTGATCGCGTGCCGGATGACGTCTTGCGCGAGCGTGACGAGCGCGAAACGGCCAAGGAGCGCCGTACGCTGGCGCAAATACTTTTGGGTGATCCAATTCCCGGTTATAGCGCGCTAGACGCCAAGGAGCGGCGCTAAACAAGAATGGCGGCCTAGATAAAATAGGAACGAGGAAAAATGGCGAGGCTCTATAACGGCGAGGAGGTCACCGATAATTGGTCGCCGCTCGACGGCGTGCCGGCGCCCGAGCTCGTGCCGAGCCAATGGAACGCCGCGCATGTTGGGTTACGCCTGGCCGACGCCTGGCGCGTGCTCGGCCGGATGCCCTGGCGCTCGCCATACCCGCGCGAATTTGGCCGTTGTTGGCCGCCGTACCGGATCGAGTGGACCGACCTTATGGCAATGATCGGCGCCGGCGAGCTTGAGGCGATGCAACGCTCGGCCAATCGCTCGCGCGTCTTGCCGAGCGCGAAAGAGATTTCGCAAATGGAGCTCGCGATCGGATGGCCGATGCAATACCTGGCCGAGCCGCGTGAGGTTTTGATCGTCAACGTATGCGCGCGGATCAAGTCGATTGACGGGGATCTTGCCTATGAGATCAAGCGGCGCAAATACGACGGCGAGGCCGACGCCTGGCGCCGATTGAATTGGACGTTATGCGACACGATCGCCGACGCATTGATCGGCAAGCGCGTCATGGTGTTTTGAATGAAGCTCTATCAAAACCTTGCACAAGCACAAAAGGCGCTCGCCGCAAAGGACGCGGAAATCGAGCGATTGCGTGCGGTGCTCAAGGAAATTGCCGGCGTAATCATCGTCGATTTTGACGATCCCGCGGTAGTCCACAACACCATAGCTAGGGCTATCGGCGAACGTGGCGATTGAACGCCTGAGCACCGCGGCAAAAACGTATCTCTCGGCGATCGGAGCCGTTGCGATCTATGTCGCCGTCGACCAGGGCAACCCCATTACCGTCGGCGTCGCGCGTGATCTCGACAAGGCAATCCGGCATATGCGCCGGATTATCTCGCCGACCGCCTCGATCGCCTGGATCGCTTGGGGCTTGAGCTATGGCGAGCTCGCGCAAATCGCGCAAACGCCGGATTTGCTATTTTTCAACCGCGGCGACGACGTCAAAATTGCCTTGCGGCTTGAGGAGCTTGTTCGCGTTATCGAAAGAGCGGCCGCCGCTTGGGACGTTGTCCTCACGCCGCACGCCAAGGCGATCGAGCGCGCCGAGCTCTATGCCGGGTATCTCGACCAGGCAATACAAGCGATGCGCCACGACGGAACATTCTCGGCGCTCAACCGCGCCTATAAGTTTTATCGGCAAGACGGTTTGAGGAGGAACGAATCAGTAACGCCGTATTGGGCCGTCATGCACGAATTGCGCGCGTTGATTATCCGCGCGCTCGTCGCCGCGCCGCAAAACAAGCTCATGCCGGCGAGCGTGATAGCGGAAATTCGCAAAGCTTTCCCGTGGTTTGTCCGAAAGTCGATCCCGAAAAAGCGCAAGCTCAAGGCCGCGCACCGTTGACAAGCTCTTGAAAACAAAACAATCCTACGCGCGAGAATTTTAGCGCGGCCGAATTGCGTCCGCAAAACGTCTCAACCTCCGAAAATATCAGGACGATTTCATGCGAGGACCGGGCGAGCTCGGCGACCTGGCGCGTCCCGATCTCCCAAAGCCAACATGCCGCGTGATCCTGGTATGCGGCGCGCCGGCGTCGGGCAAATCGACCTATGTCAAGGATCGCGCACGCAAAAGCGATATCGTGATCGACCTCGACATGATCGCACGCGAGCGCGGCCTCGGTCGCGATCGGCCGGCAAGCGCAACGCCGGAATTGCTGCAAGAACGCAATCAACGCCTCGCCGCCTTGAGCTTAGAGGCGAGCAACCGCGTTGCCTGGGTGATCCTGACCGCGGCCTCTATGCGCTTGCGGCAATGGTGGAAAGCAACGCTCAACGTCAAGCAACGCGATTTGATCTTGCTTGCACCACCTCGAGTCGAGCTACGGCGCCGGATCATGCACGATCCCGACCGTGCCGGCGTTCGCCATGAGCACCTCGCGCTAGTCGATCAATGGCTTGCACGCGAGCGCGCTAACGATCCTGGTATCACTAAGCGCGGCGTCGACGATGATGGTTGCCCGACCGATCCGTTGCACGCATGGAACAACGAGCAACCTCGCCTTAGATGGTACGGATTAAGACGTTGGCGCAACGTCGCACGCAATCAAATGCGCGAGCACCCGCTTTGCGCCATGTGCCTCAAGGACAACATCGTCACGCCCGCCTATGCGGCCGATCATGTCGTCCCGCATAGAGGCAACGAACAATCGTTTTGGAATGGTGCGTTACAATCATTGTGCTTGTCGCATCATAACATCACCAAGCAACGCGAGGAGCTCGACGGCTTTGCTTGCAACGTCGACGCGGATGGTTGGCCGCTCGACCCGCGGCATCCATCCAATGCGAGAGACTAGTCCAGCCTGGCGCGGATGGTTGGGCGGGTTCGCCTCGCGTTAAGGCGAGGGGGGGCGGGTGCGACCATCCACGCGCCCGATCGCGCGACCGGCCGTTTAGTTTCCTTTTGGACGCCTAGGTGACGCGGAATGGGTGGGGGGTGAAAAAAGACCGTGCGGGAGTCGCGCGCGGTTGTCAAACGGTCGCCGGCGTTGCGATCGCGTTTAACCTCGATGGAGGATTTCATGAGTCTCACCGGCGGTTTGCTCGGCCTCATCAACATCGCAATTTATATTGCGATCCTGGTTTTGATCGGCCTCATTATTGTTTGGTTTGCATCCTGGTTAGGGTTTGCAATCCCGGCGCAAATTCAAAAGGTCTATATGATTATCGTCGCGCTAATCGCGCTTTACATGATTGTCGCGCTCTTGCTTGGCTTGCCGATCCCCGGCCCGTTCCGCGTCGGCCTGGTTGGTATGGTGCCGGCATGAACGCGCCCGTTCCGGCCAGGCTCAAGCTTTTGCGCGGCAATCCAGGGCATCAACGGGTCAAGGTCGAGCTTGAACCGATCGCGCTCGCGAGCATCCCCGATCCGCCCGACTATCTCCTCGACGACGCCGTGACCGAGTGGCGCCGCGTCGCGCCCGAGCTCTATCGGCTCGGGCTCTTGACGCTCGTCGACGTCAATACGCTTGCCGCCTATTGCTCCGCTTACGCGCGTTGGCTCATCGCCGAGCGGTCGATCAAGGCAATGGCCGAGCACGATCACAAGTTTTCCGGCCTGGCCGCGCGCAACGACAACGGCCATATCATCGCTAACCCGATCGTCGGCGTTGCCGCGCGGGCGTCTTGCGAAATGGTGAAATACGCGATGCAACTCGGCATGACGCCGCTTGCGCGCACGCGGCTCGCCGCCGGGCCGGCGAAAAAGGCCGGCAAGTTTGACGGGCTCGTCGCAAGCTAGACCATGCTCGCCAAGGTTTCGCGTACCGCGGCCGGCAAGGAGCGCGCCCGCAAGGTTATCGCGTTCATTGAAAAATTGACGGTCCCGAGCGGCAACGGCCAGGGCAAGCCGTTCAAGCTGCAAGCCTGGCAAAAGAAATTTATCCGCGACATTTACGAGCCGAGCTTGCCGGACGGGCGCCGCGTGGTACGGCGCGCGATCTTGTCAATGGCGCGCAAGAACGGCAAGACGGCGTTGATCGCGTGCATCGCGCTCGCGCATTTGGTCGGACCGGAAAGAATCCCTAACGGCGAGATATATTCGGCCGCCAACGATCGCGACCAGGCGAGCATCATTTTTAAGTTTGCCAAGCAAATCGTCGAGGCCGAGCCCGAGCTCTTGCTTGCGGTTGATATCGTGCCTTCGACAAAAACCATGATCGGGCGCTCGACCGGCTCGATCTATCGCGCGGTTAGTTCCGAGGCCGGCACAAAGCACGGCTTTTTGCCGAGCCTGGTTATCTATGACGAGCTCGCGCAAGCCAAAAACCGCGACCTCTACGACGTCCTCGATACCTCGTTCGGCGCCTGTCACGAGCCGCTATTTATTACGCTGTCGACGCAATCCAACGATCCCGAGCATATCTTGAGCCAATTGATCGACGATGGCATGAGCGGCGTCGACCCGACTATCGTTTGCCAATTGCACGCCGCGGACGAAAACTGCGAGCTCGGCGATCGGCGGCAATGGAAAAAGGCTAATCCGGCGCTCGGGCTGTTCCGCGATCGCGACGACCTGGCCGCCGCGGTGCTCAAGGCGAGCCGGATGCCGGCCGAGGAGCCCAAGGTTCGCAACCTTTTGCTCAATCAACGAGTTTCCCCGGCCTCGATCCTGATAAGCCGGGCGGAATGGATGGCTTGCGCCGGCACGGCAAAATTCACGCCAGGGGAGACGGTTTACCTTGCGCTCGATCTATCCAATACGCTCGACCTGTCGGCTTTGCTCATGGGCTCGGCGGACGACGTTGCGCGTGTTCAACCGTTTTTCTGGAAACCGGCCGAGCCGCTCGCCGAGCAATCATTCCGAGATTTCGGCTCGGGCAACCTCCGCTATGTCCAATGGGCCGACGCGGGCCACATCGCAACTACGGCGGGCAAATCGATCGACAAGGAAGCGATCGCCAAAACGATCGCCGAATTAACCGGGCGCTATAACGTCGCCGCGCTCGCGTACGATCGTTGGCGGATCGAGGATTTGTTGCGCGAGTTTGATCGGATCGGTTTCAAAGCCTACAAGGCCGCCGGCGAGGACGAGCCCGGCAAGCCGACC